GGTCGGCATGAGCCGTCTGGTGACCCTGCCGGACTTCCAGGGCCTCGGACTGGCCTTCGCCCTCGCCGACCGTGTGGCGGCCGCCTACCGGGCCGCAGGATGGCGCTATCACGCCTACCCGGCCCATCCCTCCCTGATCCGCTCGTTCGACCGCTCCGGCGCATGGGAGCTACATCGCAAGCCGGGAATGCAGAACGCCTCCCGTGCCGGTCGCACCGGGCACGTCTCGCCGAGCGGCTTCTCATTCGGTGGTCGGCCCTGCGCGGTGTTCGCCTATTGCGGCCCGGCGATGGAAGATCGTGAGACGGCCAAGGCGCTTGTCGCCTGATCTTGGAGGGGAATATGAGGATCGATCTCTGGGCTGACGGCAGGATCGGGGTGAACGGCAAGGTGGTCGATATCAACCTGCCGCAATGGAACCGCGAAAATCGCAGCCGTGATCCTGGTTTGAGGGAAGGCGACACCGCCTATTACCGTGGCGGCTTCGGTGGCGGCAGCCCAAAGCGTTGCACCATTCTCGGTATCGACGAGAAGGACGGCAAGAAAGTCTACGATTGCCGTCTGGACAACGGCGAAGAGCGCTGGGGCTACGCCGACCAGTTCAGCAGGTGACCAAAGCCGACCACAGATGACCACGTTGGAGCATCGTTGGAGCAACATTCGAGCTTCGTTGGAGCCTTGCCATGAGAAGCGTCAACGACGAATGGCCACAGGACGAGGTGAAGGTTCTGATCGAGATGCGCGCCCAGGGCTACACCTCGCCGCAGATCGGTGTCCGCATCGGCCGCACCGCCAAGGCGGTGATCTCCAAGGCCCGCGCGCTCAAGCTGCCCAAGAGCAAGTCACGGTCGCTCACGCCCTTCAGGTCGGAACCACCACCTCGACCAATTCCAGTCGCCGGCAAGACCACGCTGCCCCCGCTGCCGAGCCTCACCGGCCTTAGCGAATGCTAGCGAAGGCCAGCGATACGGCTCTGACGACGGCCGGCGGCCGTTCTACGGCCCCGCGTGCCCCGGCTCGTGTCTTGTCCATCAGACAGCCATGGGCATGGCTCATCGTGCATGGCTTCAAACCCATCGAGAACCGCTCCTGGAATACCGACTATCGAGGCAACCTGCTGATCCATGCGGCCAGCAAGCCAGACCGCGTGACCCAGAAGACCATCCGTGACTGCTACGGTATCATCCTGCCGCCAGCCAGAGAGCTTCGCCTCGGCGGCATCATCGGTGAAGCCGAACTGGTCGATGTGGTGGAATATTCATCATCGGCATGGTTCACAGGCCCCTATGGCTTCGTGCTAGCCTTGCCCAAACCACGACGCTTCCGGCCATTAAAAGGCCAGCAACGAATATTCACCATCGACTGAGAACATCATGAGGGTTTAAGTGGCATCCGAAGACTTAAAGTCCGATGGTCGAAAGCGACAAGGCATTAAACACATCGTCAGCGATGAATTGCGCAACACGGTCATTGTGTTGCGTGGCAACGGTGATGGCAACGCCGCCATCGCACGAGCCATCGGTATTTCCGAACCGACCCTGTATCGCTATTACAAGCAGGAACTCACTACCGCGCACGCAGACCTCAAAGCCCGCATGGGCGCGGCACTCGTCCGTCAAGCTCTCGCGGGCAATATCAATGCGCTGAAATTCTGGCTGGCAACCCACGGCGGAGCGGATTGGCGTGTGCCCAAAGAAGATGCCGAAGCACTGGCACGAGCCTCGCTCACCAACGATGACGCCGAGCCGGTGCAGATTTATATGCCGAGCAATGGCCGTGATGAGCCGGACATCGAGGACGATGGCCCATTGATCGAAGGTGAGATATCCGATGCCGCTTGACGCCACTCACCAGCAAGGCATCCGCCCACAGCCTGGGCCACAGGAAGCATTCCTGTCATCCAAGGCCGACATCGCGATATTCGGTGGCGCGGCCGGAAGCGGCAAGTCATGGGCGCTCCTGCTGGAGGCCATGCGCTATCCGTCGCAGGTCGGCAACTTCGACAGCGTCATGTTCCGAAGGAATACCACCGACATCCGGAAGCCCGGCGGTCTGTGGTCCGAGAGCATGCGCCTGTTCCCGTATGCCAAGGCGGTGCCGATCAGTCATTTGTTGACCTGGAGGTGGCCCGGCCGTGGCGCGGTGAAGCTATCGCATCTGGAATACGAGCACACGGTGCTCGACTGGCACGGGTCTCAGGTGCCGTGCATCTGCTTCGACGAACTGACCACCTTCACCCGGCACCAATTCTTCTATCTCCTGTCCCGCAATCGCGGCACCACGGGCGTGCGGCCGTATATCCGGGCCTCGTGCAATGCCGACGCAGGCTCATGGGTCGCCGAACTCATCGCATGGTGGATCGATCAGGAGACCGGCTATCCCATTGCCGACCGGTCGGGCGTGATCCGGTATTTCGTGCGCGGCGGCGACGACCAACTGATCTGGTATGACACCCGCCGCGAGGCGATGGCAGCGACCGGGCAGAGCAAGGAAACCATCAAGTCGCTGACCTTCATCGCCGCCAAGCTGGCCGACAATCCGGCCTTGATGGAGCGCGACCCGGCCTATCTCGGCAACCTGATGATGCTGCCCGCCGTCGAGCGCGAGCGGCTCCTGAACGGCAACTGGAAGATCAGGCCGTCGGCGGGCCTCTATTTCAACCGCTCGTGGTGTCAGGTGATCGATATCGCGCCGAGGGTCATCGACGTGGTGCGGGCCTGGGATTTGGCGGCGACGCCCGAGACCGCCGAGAACGACCCGGACTGGACGTGCAGCGTGAAGGTCGGCAGGCTCTCCGATGGCCGGTATCTGGTCATGGACGCGACGGCGTTCCGTGGCAGCCCGGCCGAGGTCGAACGGCGGATGTTCAATCTGGCCAGCCAGGACGGCTACATCACCACCGTCGCGGTGCCGCAAGACCCCGGACAGGCGGGCAAGGCACAGATCGCCTCATTGGTCAGGATGCTGGCGGGCTACCGGGTGGATTTCTCGCCCGAGACCGGCGACAAGGTGACCCGGTTCTCGCCATTTAGCGCGCAGGCCGAGGCCGGGAATATCCTGGTGGTGCGTGGGCCATGGAACGAGCGCTGGTTCCAGATGTTGGAGGGCTTCCCCGAACTGCCGCACGACGATGACTGCGACGCCACCAGCCGGGCGTTCAACACGGTGGCACAAAGCACATTGAACGAATGGCTCCGGCTCTAATTGATACGCCGATGCCCGCCGTCCATCTGGCTGATCGGCACCAATTCGAGGTCGCAGGCGCAGCAGGTAAAGCCCTCGGCGTCCCTCGGATCGGCCCAGATATTCTCCTCGCAGCCGGGACAGACCAACGTGATCCATCCATCCGGGCACTCGGTAAGCTCGTAATCATCGGGGGTGTCCATGTCTGATCTTCCCAACAATGGCCCGGTGAAGCCCCGTATCACCATGCGCGCCGGCACCGCCGGAAACCCCGACGGTGAACGCATGATCTACGTTGGTGACAACGTGGTCAATTTCGCCGCAAGAATAGGGCTTGGCGGCGGCAACCTGCTCTCCGAGACCACGCAGAATTACCTGCCGATCAGCCGGTTGCAGCAACTCATGGAGTGGGCCTATCGCGGCTCCTGGGTGGTCGGTGCGGCGGTGGACGTGGTGGCCGACGACATGACCCGTGCCGGGTTGCAGATGAACTCCGAAACCCCGCCAGATCAGATCGAGCAGATCGGCAAGGCGGTGCGCGATCTCTATCTGTGGCAGAGCCTAAACGAGACCATCAAGTGGTCGCGGCTCTACGGCGGGGCGGTGATGGTGATGGCCATCGACGGCCAGGATATGAGCACGCCGCTGATCCCGGAGCGGGTGCCGTCAGGCGCATTGAAGGGTTTCATCACGCTCGACCGGTGGATGATCCAGCCGACCTACACCCTGCTGGTCAAGGAATTCGGTCCCGATTACGGCCTGCCGGTGTTCTATGACGTGGTGCAATCGGCACCGTTCATGCCGAAGCAACGCGTGCATTATTCCCGCTGCCTTAGAATGGACGGCGTTACCCTGCCCTTTAGGCAACGGCTGGCAGAGAACGGCTGGGGCATGTCGGTGATGGAGCGCATTTACGACCGGCTCCTGGCGTTCGATAGCGGCACGATGGGGGCGAGCCAGCTTCTCTACCGGGCCTATCTGCGCACCTATAAGGTCCACGAATATCGCAAGCTCATCGGGGCCGGTGGCGAGTTGGAGCAGCGGTTTCATCGCACCATGGAACTGATGCGGTATTTACAGACCAATGAAGGGCTGACGGTGATCGACAAGGAGGATGAGTTCGAGACCCACCAATATTCCTTCGCCGGGGTGCCCGAGACGCTCAACATGCTGGGCCAGCAAATCGCCGGGGCGTTGGGCATTCCGCTCACCCGG